CGGCGAGATCCTGGTGGCCGACGACGGCCAGGTCATGCTGGACGTCTCGCGTGAGGCGTCGCTGCAGTTCAGCGACGCGCCTTCGGACGGCGCGCAGTCGCTGGTGTCGCTCTGGCAGAACAACCTCGTTGGTCTGCGTGCGGAGCGCTACATCAACTGGCTGAAGCGTCGCTCGAGCGCGGCGTACTTCATCGACGGCGTGACCTACTGATCGCCGCCGTGACCGAACGCAAAGTTCGGCTGGTAGCAGCCGCCCGTCAGTGGTACGACGGGCGGCTGCTCCTGTCTGGGGATGAGTTCGAAGCTCCCGAGTCGGAAGCAGCCGACCTGGTCGCGATGAACTTCGCCAGACACGCGAGGGTCGCCTCGGCCCTTGCTCGTTCACCGGAAAGCCGCGAGGCGCGTGCCGTTGAACCTCCGGTCGTCAACCGTCGGGCGTATCGCCGGCGTGACATGAGGGCAGAGAAGTGAGGATCTTCGGTCTGGAGATCACGCGCGCCAAGGCGGCGCCGTCGGCCGGCGCGCTCGTGCCGGCGACGAACGCGATGACGACCTTCCTCGGGGCGATCCGGGAGTCGTTCGCGGGTGCGTGGCAACGTGGCGTCGTCGTCGACGATCGCCAGTCGCTGTTGGCATTCAGCGCGGTGTACTCGTGCGTCACGATGATCGCGAGCGACATCGCCAAGCTCGACCTGGAACTGCGCCGCAAGACCTCTCGCGGCTACCAGGAGGTCGAGAACTCGCCGTTCCTGCAGGTACTGCGCAAGCCGAATCGCTTCCAGAACCGGCAGCAGTTCCTGCAGCAGTGGATCATCTCGCGCCTGCTGTACGGAAACGCCTACATGCTGAAGGAGCGCGACGGCCGCGGCATCGTGACCGCGCTCTACGTCCTCGAGCCATCGCGGGTGACCCCGCTGGTGGGCTCGGACGGATCGGTCTGGTATCGCCTGTCGAACGACATGCTCGCGCAGGTTGAGCGCACGATCGACGTGCCCGCCTCCGAGATCATCCACGACATGGAGCCGGCGCTGTGGCATCCGCTGGTCGGCGTCTCGCCGATCTATGCGTGCGGATCGTCGGCGACGCTGGGCAACAAGATCGCGAGCAACAGCGCCAAGTTCTTCGAAAACATGAGCCGGCCCTCGGGCCTGCTGACGGCGCCCGGCGTGATCAACGACGTGACGGCGGCGCGGCTCAAGGAGTACTGGGAGAAGAACTACAGCGGCGAGAACATTGGCCGGCTGGCGGTGCTTGGCGACGGGCTGAAGTACGAGGCGATGACGATCCCGGCGCAGGACGCGCAACTGATCGAGCAGTTGCGCTGGACCGTTGAGGATGTCGCGCGCTGCTTCCATGTCCCGTTGTACATGCTGATGGCCGGCGACATGCCGACCTACAACAACATCGAAGCGCTGCAGCAGATGTACTTCCAGCAGGCGCTGCAGAGCAGGATGGAGTCGATCGAGCTCACGCTGGAAGAGGGCCTGCAGCTTCCGTCGGACATGGAGATCGAGTTCGACGAAGACGACATGCTGCGCATGGATACCTCCACGCGCTACGAGGCATACGAGAAGGCGATCAAGGCCGGATGGATGTCGCCGAACGAGGCGCGGGCGAAGGAAGACCTTCCGCCCGTCGAGGGCGGCGAGTCGTGCTACCTGCAGCAGCAGAACTACTCGCTGGCCGCGCTCGCGCGCCGCGACGCGCAGGCGCCCGCGCCGTCGCAGGACGCGCCTGGCGCGCCGGCGCCCACCGGCGCACAGAACGCCGGAGGCGAGGCGGACGATTCGCCGGATGCCGGCGAACAGGTTCGCGACCTGATGGCATACCTCAAGCGGGCGTTCGACGCAGAACTCGCTGCGTGAACCGATCGGAGCACCGAATGGTAGACATCAAGGCGCTGGGCGAAGAGATCGTCCAGTCGGTCAAGGCGCTGGTGAAGCGAGCATCCGACCGGCTGGACGCGCGCATCGAAGCGCTCCAGGCGCGCATCGCCAGTTCCGAGGACTTGGAGAAGGCGTACCGGACGACGCTGTTCGCCGAACTCGAGGACGTGCGGAAAGCCATTGCGGAGATCCCGGCGGGTCCACAGGGCCCGGCCGGCGAACCCGGTCCCGCCGGTCCGCAGGGCGCTCCCGGCCCGATCGGGGAACGCGGAATCGACGGCGCCCCGGGCGAACGCGGGATGGAGGGGCCGCAGGGCCCCGCCGGCCCCGCCGGCCCGGAGGGCAAGGACGGCCGCGATGGGCGCGACGGCAAGGACGGCCGCGACGGCGTTGACGGGAAGGACGGGCGCGACGCGCTGGAGATCGACATCCTGGACGACATCGATCCGGCGAAGTCGTACCCGCGCGGCACGTTCGCGAGCTTCCGCGGCGGCCTGGTGCGGGCGGCGCGCAAGACCGACCCGTTCACCGGCGACCTCGGCGCCGCAGGTTGGAAGGTGGTCGTCGATGGGTTGGCGGACGTGAAGTTCGAACACGTCGACGCGCGCACGGTGGACATCGTCGTGACCCGCACGTCGGACGCTGTGAACGTCGTCAGGGCGCAGTTCCCGGTGCTGATCGACAAGGGCGTCTACAGGGCCGAGAGCGCCTACGAGGCCGGCGACTGCGTGACGTGGGGCGGAAGCCTCTGGATCGCGCAGCGCGCGACCTCCGAGAAGCCCGAGACGTCGGACGCGTGGCGGCTCGCGGTCAAGCGCGGGCGCGACGGGCGCGACGGCAAGCCGGGCGAACGCGGCGAGAAAGGCGAGAAGGGCGAGCCGGGCCGTGACCTGACCCAGCTTGCGCTCGACGGCAGGAAGTACTGACATGGTGCCGATCGCCAAACCCGTCGAGGTGCCGGCCAGCGAGCCGGTGAGCCTGGAAGAGGCCCGCCTGTGGTGCCGGGTCGACGCCGAGGGGTCGCCGCCGGCGCACGCGGACGACGACATCCTGTCGGCGCTGATCACGCGGGCTCGCGAGACGGTCGAGGAGTACACCGGCCGGTCGATCTGCGCGAAGGTCTACGAGATCCGCTACGACGAATGGCCCGACGAAGTCGAGCTCCCGTACTCGCCGGTCATTGAAGTCCAGTCGGTCATCTACGTCGACTCCTCCGGGGGCAGCACCCTGATGGATCCGGCCGACTACGTCGTCGACACGCACGGCGAACCGGCGCGCATCGCGACGGTGGCTGGCGCCGACTGGCCGACGCTGGACGAAACGATCGGGGCGGTGCGCATCCGGTATCGCGCCGGCTACGACGCGGCCGGCAGCCCGAACACCATGCCGGTGCCGAAGATGCTGCTGCAGGCGATGCAGTTGATGATCGCCGACTGGTATCGCAACCGCGAGGACACCGTCGAGAAGGAACTGCTGCCCATCCCGATGGGCGCGCGGTTCCTGATGGACTTCCACAAGATCCGCCGGGGGCTGGCCTGATGGGCGGCATCGCGGCTGGCACGCTGAACCAGCGCGTGACGCTGCAGCGCAAGACCGTCACGCAGGACTCGTGGGGCGGCGCAGTCGAATCCTGGTCGGATGTCGCGACGGTCTGGGCGAACGTGCGCGGGTTCACCGGCATCGGCGCCATCAGCAACGAGGTGCAGGCCGGCGGCAGCGAGGTGTCGCGCGGCAAGGCGTCGATCCGCATCCGCATCCGAAGCGACGTGACGCACGACATGCGGGTGCAGTACCGCGGGAAGGTCTACGACATCCGCGATGTGTGCCCGAACGAGGAAGACCGCCGATACATGGATCTCGTGGTCGCGGTCGGCGCGAGCAACGGATAAGCGATGGCGAACGGACGCAACCCCGGGCTGCAGCGCCGGCGCCATCAGCGCTCCGTCTACCAGGGCAAGTTCTTCGGCGCCACGCTGGAAAGCGACCTGACCGACGCTCTGCTCAAGCTCGAGGCGGACGTGCGCGAGCACGTTCTGAGGCCGGCCGCCTACGCCGGCGCGAAGCTGCTGTACCACGAGATGCGCATGCGGGTGCCGGTCGAGTCAGGACAACTGCACGGGGCGATCTACCACTACTTCGACAAGGCCACCGACACGCCGTCGAGCAAGTCGTATCTGATCGGGCCGAACAAGGCGAAGGCGCCGCACTGGTACAACGTGGAGTACGGGCACTGGCGCTACAACCGCAGCGCGAACGGCCGCTGGCTGGAGAGCAAGGCCGGCCCCGACAAGAACAAGCGCGGCCCCCAGTACCACACGTTGCCAGGCGCTCAGAAACCTCCGGTGTGGGTGCCGCCGTACTCGTACATCCGCAGCACATGGGACGCGAAGGCGCACAAGGCAGTCGACGCGATGCGCGTGCGACTGAAGCAGCGCCTCGCCGAGGTGATGGCCGGCAACGTCACGGGCGCCGCCACTGGAGGTGAGTCG